AGTGATTTTATTTGATTTCATATTGTACTTTTTATTTAGACCCCAAATATAAGAAATTTGGAGATCAACCACTATATTAAACTACAAATCAATAATTTACGAGTTACAAAAATTACCATCGTAAAACATTCGTAAAACCGAAGACGAAAAACAGTAATTTTTGATCAAATTCTTATGCAAAGATAAAAAATAGGATTAGATAATAGAAGAAATATAAAGAGATTAACTTATAAGTACATACAGTAGTAAATAAGGTAATATGTTAAAAATGATATTTTCTTAAACTTTTTCTTGATTTCGTTTGCACGATATCAAAATAATGCTTATCTTTGTAACGTAATCAAAGAGATGATTACAGCGGTTAATCTTCTTCACCGAGAAAGCAAGAAGAGAAACCTAATCGGTATTCATTATGAGACTCGCAATTTCATTTAGAATCTGGAAAGTAAGAGTAAACTTCGAAATTCTACTCTAAAATCCAAGGGGAGGGAAACCTCCCCAACCGATTAGGATTTGCAAATATAACAATTATGGATGAAATAACAAAGGGAAAACATGGGGGCACAAGAGCTGGAGCAGGACGAAAGAAAACAACTGCGAAACGCTACGGCTTTAAGGCTCCGGAGGATGTCTGTTCAATTCTTGAAAAGGTAGACGATAAGACTTCGTTTATTTGTGAGGCTATCTTAAAATTAGCCAAAGAGAAAGGAATGATCTAAACAAATTGAGTGCCGGTAATTAGTGCCGGCACTCAATTATGAATGTGTTCGATATTTGATGAATTTTAATAGTAGACATATACCAATAACTATAATTATTCCGAATCCCCATCCGCCAAGCTCCATTTTAATAGTTTGCCATCGTGATAAACTTTTCTCAACCGGATAAGGCACTTGTACACTATCCACTTTGTGTATATAGAATGTATCAACAAGATTCTTATACTTGTATACATACCGATCTTTGTAAATAAGTACTGTATCACCCTTACGATCAACATAAATGCTGTCTCTCTGATAGATGCTGTCATGTAGTATCTTGCTAATGTAGATACTATCATGCTTTACTGTTTCAATCGGAATATGTTGGATACTCCGACAGGATGAAAACCATATTGCTGACGTAAGCAATATAATAATGTATATCAACCACTTCATGATTCAAACTTTAGATCATTAATTCGGTTCATCCATCCCCGTTTAAACTTGTTGTTTACAGGACGTTTCCGGCAAATCTCTTCTATGAAGTCAAACCTAGCTAGTTTTATCTGGTCAAACAGTTCACGAGGATTACGAGAATTAACAGCTGCAATAGTTTTGGGTCCAACAATACCATCGGGAAGTACACCGACTAATTCCTGTGGTATCTTGATACCATGTACACCGGATGCCCACACCCAATCAACCAAGATATTAGCTACTGACTGAGATTTTATCTCGTCAGCCTTCCATCTGTCCCAATACATTGTTTTCATGATCTCTGTCCATTCTTCTTTAGAAAGATTCTTCAATCTCTCTATAGTCGGTTTAGGATAGCCTTTCTTCTTGCAATACGCTTCATAAGTAGCTATTGTAACACCTTTATTAGTTGCTCCTCCCAAGTCGTCGGGATCATTTACGAAACCGCCTTCCCATTTTAGGATGAACGGTACTAATTTCTTCACTTCTGCCATTTTATAAAATTAAAATCAATATTAAAATTTGAATTAGCTGCCCGATAGCTCCACCGATTAATGTTGCCACAATATCAAGCCAATCCCATTTTCCACCCCAATCCCTGTCCTTAAACTCCATCCCTGCCGCCAATCCTGCCACAAATAAAATAGTAAATAGTGCTCCTGCTGGAATAGCATACAGCAAATGTTTAGGGCGATTACTTTCCTTGATCCAGTTCATTATTTACTCTCCTTTTCGCTTCCGTTTTTTCTTTTTCGGGTATATTACCAATCATGCTACTAATTTTAGTTCTGACATAGACAGGGATGCCGAAAACAGCTCCCGACCATATCAAGCATTGTGCAAAGAACCATAATACAGTATCATGAATGATACCTAAAGGCTCAACTAAAAAACCAGCAACTGACACCCCCACTCCTGCGAAGAGCATTCCCACAGCAGACCAAATCATGATATCGTCTCTCGTTTCCCTTTTCATTTCCTCACTCTTTTAACTTATAAAACATACTCGATAAGGCTTAACAGAGTCACAACAATGTTTATCCTTTGGATTATCTGATTCCTTAAATAACTCGTATACAATATGGAAATCCTCTATAAAAGCATCTGCTTTCCCACGTTCCTCTTCCCATCGCTTATTTTTGTTATAGTCTGGCAATATCAACGACCCGTTGTATACCTGCGTTTTCAGTCCTGTAGATGTGCTTTTTTGGTCCGCTATCTTCATATATCGCACAAACGCATAATAACATAGGATCGTATAAAGAGGAACTATATTGTAGTTTTTCCCGGCTATTACGACATCTAACGAATAATTAGAATCAGAATCGGTTCCGACAGGGATATCACTCTCTCCTTTTCCACCTCCTAGCTCACTCGACACCGAAAAGAATGTATCACCGCAAAGAGCTACCTTTATATCGAGCTTATCTGCCTCTTGAATGCATTTGTTTATCTCTGTGTCCTTAACATCTGCTGCGATATCAAAGATTTCACGGAACTTCTTGATTACTTCGGAAAAACTATTCATTTGGGTCTGTTTTAACGTTTACTGTCGAGTTAGATTCTTCTAATTCGTTATAAATTTCACATACTTCTGTTGGAAGGTCTAAGGCACGCGCAATCTCCCGACTCAACTTACTACGAAGTTTCGTCACAGAACGGCGATAAACTTTCTGCATTTCCTTCACGACCTCGCCGGACGCATTGGAGAATGAAATCAAAGACGAGTCAACCAAAGGAATAGGAATATTGTAGGCTTGTGAAGCGATATCCTTTTTTAGCGGTTCGTTGTAAGCCTTATACAGATTAGCGTCAATCGGTACGCCTAACTGGTCTACCTTGATAAATGGTTTATCAGACAAAGCATTGTCATCACGAACAAGAAGTGCGCTTCCAGCACCCTGTGCTCCCATAACTTTTTTAATCCCTTCCACAAAAGCATTCTGTTCCTCTTGCTCTGTAAACTCTCCATGCGATATAATTGAACACATATGGAAGCCACGGGTCAAAGTACGTTCTACATAAGTGGAGTTCATCGCCTCCGCCTGCATCTCAGACTGGACTGCATGAAACGGAGAAAGCGGATAGGGCTTCGTAGTGAAGAAGTTTATGTACAAAAGTTGTCCGGGGTGATTCTCGATTCCGCCGAAAAACTCTACTTCATCCGCAAAGTTATCTGGATTGAACGCCGGATAGGTAACTGCCGTTTTATCCAATTGTGTAGACTTGATATTTTGACGATCCCAATTATTAAACACTACGTACTTATGAATAACCGGATTCGTTAAGTAGTCTTTATTCAGCCCGGCACGGACATATTCGAAAGGAACGGGATAAATCATTTTAGGGCGATAATCGCCTCCATACTGGACAATTAGAGCACACCCTCTGAAACGAGCTACGTCATATGCCAGCATATTCAGTATCTCGTCCATGTTATCTCCGTGGGCGTTCGTCATTTCGCCAAAATCACGGTTTTTAAAGCCTTCACATTCTATCGCTTCGCTCAGCCGTTCCACACTCAAAGAGGCGGTTTTGCTAGCATATATAAGCTCCGATAAAATTTGGGGGTATAGGTTTCCGTCCCCATACCCCACAATCTTTTCGGAAACCTTAGCGTTAACTTTGAGCGCTCTATCTACTATTACGTTTACTTTCTTGTGAGCTATCATATTAACGTTTCCTTTTAGTTTATTCCAGTTCCTTCATAATCTCGTCTACTGAAACCTCCGGCGTTGTTTCTACTGAAGCTTCCGGTTCAGGATCAGCGGGGGTCTCCGGTTCTACGGGCTTCTCTTCTTCTGGAGCTTCTGTTTCCGGTGTTTGTTCCGGTTCAGGATCAGCGGGCAAAACGGTCGGTACGTCCTCCTGTGGTTCTATTGGACCTAAGTCCTCAAAGTAGGATTTATAAACCGGATTTTCTTTCATAATTCGTTCGGCGATGGCGTCCGTACAGTTAAATGCACGGTAAACAACTCCGTCCGCCACATGATTGATAGATAGTCCCGGTTTCATTACGTAGCGAACGTGTACGCCCGTCAAGTAGTGATCCTCATACCATTTCTTTGCGTACGCACGATCCATGTGACACATAGGGTCCAGTTTTAGATGCGTGATACTTTTACAGAGATTCAAAATCTCGAACTCGTCCGTTAAGCGAATCAATTCGCGCACGGGCTTGATATCTTTTGTTACAGTTTTCTTTGCTCTTGCCATGATTATACAGTTTTTAAAGAGTTATACTGTGCCGCCGTAATACTATAATGGAAATCTCCGCAAGACCCGTCCGGCGTTTTTAAAGTAGCGGTTGAAACTCCGTCTGTTGAACTATCAGTTGATAAATCTGAGACCTCTAACGGCGAGTTACATCCCAAAATGAAATATTGGTTGTTTTTTGTTCTAATAGCAACCAAAAACGATCCAGAAACCAAAGCGATAATGTAGCTAACTACAGGTAACGATGAAAGAAGTTTCATGACTACTGATATTTCCAACATAGTAGGAGCATTGTCGTTTGCCCGCGATGCCTCCGTCACTTGAATAGAGTTTTTTACAGATTGAACGGTATATCCCCTTGTTCCGGCTTTCATTGTTACTACTGCCTGTCCTGTCGTAGAAGATACCGAGATACTAGAAACATCTTCGTAGTTCAATATTACGGCTTCTTCTACTCCGGCAATTCCAGAGATTAAACCGGGATTAGCGCAATCAAACGCTAAATCTTGTGCTATCTTCTTTAAACAAGCCATAATTATGATGATTTAGACACTAGAGTATTCCAGGTAGCCTCAGTGATTGACGCACGGGCTTCTCCTAGAACATTCTCAGGTGTGGTTAACGTAATGGCGGTATAGCCGCCGTTATCATTTGCTGATTCTTCCAGTCCGGATACCTCCAAACCGTAATTACAGCCATAGATACGGTAAACACCTGTTTCAACCATTTTTGCAACCGCCACAAGGCGAGAATTGAGAATGGTATTGATAAACACGTTTTCCGCACTCGTTTTCTTATACACGGTAAAATTAACCGATTGTTCCAGCGCATTCGGGGCGTTTTCGTTAATTCTTTGGGCTTCTGTAGCATTTGCACCCTTTCGAATAGACGCTACCCGGATAACCTTGCCCGAAGCAGTCAACGTGATAGTAGCGATACCGTTGGCGATGGAGATAGATTGGATATCTGAGTAGTTAATAAGCAACAAATCAGCTATTCCAACTGCTCCACCTAAACAATCGTAGGTTATTGCACCCGTGATATTACTAATACATCCCATGTTGTTAAGTTAATTTATTAGCTTCTAAATACGTCCAAACAGCAGGTAAAGCAACTATATTGCGATCCCCCCTAGAGTTATCCGGTGTTTTCAGCGTTACGGTATCGAAACCGCCAGCCGCCGAAGTATCTCCGTCCATGCTTGCCACTTCCAGCCCGGTATTAAGTCCGGCAACTTTAATGTTACCGCCGTCTTTGAGTTTTGCGAAGGCTACGTAATTCCCGGATAGCAGTGATTCCTTAATCGCTGCACCGTCAGAAGTTTTATCGTAGACCGTGATAGTAACCGTCTGTTCCATTCCGGCTGCACCGTCCAGTGTACGCAAAGCGTCCACTACTTTTGCGCCGTTCTTGTAACAGTCAACCGGAATTGCCTTTGCACCGGATACAAGGACGATAGAGTTTAGCGTCACGCCATCGCCACCCATTACAAAAGAAGCCAATTCCGATTTGTTAACAAGGTACAGCCCAGCCAAACCGACTGAGCCGCCCGCACACCCAAAAACGATAGCCTTATTTAATTTCATACATGCCATAGTTTTCGGTATTAGTTGTTATGCTTTCGCTTTTGTTGCAAGTTTCAAAATAGACGGAATAGCTACCATTACGTCCGCAGCAAACACAGTTGTAGAGTAATACTTGCGGTCTTTCGCATCTTGAATGAACGGTTTAATGTTCACGCTTGAATCTTCCAAAGCGATTTGGATATTACGTTTCGGAGTAAACGCGATAAACGCATCTTCGTCTGTTGCATCTGCGATCATAGACGCTGAAACATGAGGAAGTTCATTGATCTTGTATCCTTCTAAAGTGTACACAGCTTTTCCGTTCTCGAAATGTTCCTGAGCAGTTGTGTTGTCCTTACTCTGAACTAAGTTCTTAAACAGGCGCATTACATTAGAAGTCACGAAGAACTCGCTAAGTTCCTTTTGATCGGGACGTTGTGAATCAACAAGTTTCTTCATGGTATCCTCTACGCTAGCCGTAGTCAACTGCAAAGGAAGGATAGTTTCTGCGCTGTCCTTCATTTGCTTAATGAAACCACCATTTTTGAAAATATTGTAAGCAACATCACCTGTCTTGGTTCCGTCCAGCCATGCGAGACGTAGCAAATCAGCCTCCAAAACTTTCAGTACTTCCGAAGCCATGAAACCTGCCAGTTGAGTTTCATCGAAATCGTCCGACAAATGAATACCCTTAGCTACCATCTTCCCCCACAAATCTTGCAAACAAACAACGATAGGTAACTCCAAAGGCTGGAAGTCATAGTACTTTACATGATCGGACATATCTGTGTACTCATAAGTACCTTCACATCCAGCAGACTTACGAAGTGCCTTATCTTTCGCTACAAAAGTAACAATAGGCGTTTTGTTGTCAAGTCCAGAAAGAACGGTTGCACCGCGTTCCATTTCGCCAACCAGCCCGACAGTCAAAGAAATGACGTCAGCCAGTGAGTTAATATTCAGATTATTTAAATCCGTAAATGTCATTGCCATAATTTATAGTCTCCTATGATTTTAGTGTGATTACTTTTCTTTTGCGAACTTAACCATCGCCTCCCGCGCTTTCTTGCGTGCTTCCTCGTTGGAAAGCTGCGTTTTTTGTGCATCTGTTTTCGGTTTGCCTCCCACCGTACGAGTTGCAACAGGTGGCGTTTTCGTTTGCTTGGAAAGCATTGTTTTAATCTCACTCAAAGATGATTCAAGAGCAGTTAGACGCTGAGAAAATTCGTCCGGTGTCTTGGTTTCTGTCTCCGGTGTTTCCTCCGGCTTTTCGTCCATGTACTCTTTGAACTCGGCTATCTTGCCATCTTTGATCACGAGAACGATTTTTCCCTCTTCCGGGATATCAACGGTGATCTCACCATCTTCCACGGCAGTTCCGTCCTCTTTTACTACTTCGTCACCTACGGCTGCCTCTTCTCCTGCTGCCTTAATAGTGATCTTTTCACCATTAACCGTTTCTACGATTTCCTCTTTAAGCTCCGTTTTCTTTGAAAAGGTGCTGATAATGCTTGATAAAAGACCCATTTTGTTCTTTGATTTTTGGTTATTAAAAAGCGAACTTGTCGCGGCTGGTAAGCCTACAAGGTCACACGTGAATAATTCTTCAAAACTCGTCACGTCCCATGTTTGGTTCTCTTCGTTCCACACCTTAGTGTCTAGGTCTACGACTGAAACGCCCAGCATTTCCGGTTCCTTTTCAATCATGTCCTTCATAAATCCTGCCTCCTGCGGATAGTTCTTTAAGAGAGCTTCCGAAAAGGTCAGATCGGCGTAGACTACTCCGTTTTCCTCAACGAAATTAGAGAAACTACCGATGTACTGATCCAGCAGATCGTTACCGTTGTGTGTCCGGCGAGAATGGATAGGGCGAATACTACCAGCCACCACAAGGGACGCTAGCGATTCGGGCGTAATAACGATTTTCCCGGTTTTTAATTCACCGTTAACTTCATCCGTCCAATCGTTTGCGGTCGGTCCCGCCTCTATAATTCGTATTTTCTTGAAATCCATAAATTAGAGATTTACTAGATAAACCATTCTATATTATAAACTATATTTCAACACAAAAATAGCTGTTACAACCTACTTACTATCCGCAAATTGTAGCAAATACGAATTAGCCCAATGCGGAATCAATAACAATTGTACGATTTTGTTGTACATCGGTAATATCTTGGACTGAAACTATCGGATTTGGAGCATTCTCTACCCCTTCTACAAACGCAAGTGCGATAGCTGCCACTGTCTTGTCGGACAAATCAACCGTTTGCTTAGACATAGACCGATTAAGATTCGTATAAGATTGAGTACTGATAACATCGAATCCTCCCCCCTGTGCATATCGGTAAGCATTAGAATTGCCAAAAGACCGTCCCCCGTATTGCTGATTAAGAGCAGACAACGCATTTATAGCATGAGATGCACGTTTGTTGAGGATGTACATATTCTCGCCTCCTTCCGCCTCGAACTGCTGTCCGTTTGATCCGGTGAACGTTACACCGCCCTGTGAATGCGGAGCACCAAACACGGTACCACCTTTGGCAAACTTCTTAACGCTGGTGTTAGTTTTGGGAACTTCTTCTTTTACTTTCATAATTGAGGCTACTTGTTTCAATCCGGCAGCGATCACGATGGCTGCTTGCGCTACTCCCCAAATACCACCCTGCGCAATAGCCTTAGATGCACCTAAGTATGTGTTAATCGTAGCCTGTGCCAGAGCAAACGCTTTCCCAGCTTCCGATTCCTGTCCTAACAGGTTAAAGATTTGCCCAGCGGTATCTGCAGCCATTGTCAATTCAGCATTAAGTCGTTCTTTTACTAGTTTCACCTGTAACTGTTCGTATTTCTGTTTAACAAGAGTAATGTCTGCCCCGATTCGTTCAGCATTTGCGAGTTCTTGTTGGTATTGCTGATCTAACTGGATTTGGCGCAGTTCGTATTCATTAGTCGCATTCTGTTCAGCGATCAACCTACGGTTCTCTATATCCATCGCCTCATTTTCTCGGCTCTTGGCAACTTCTTCAGCTTCAAGGGCTGCGACCTTTTCCCGGAATGCAATTTGTTGTTCCAGCTTAATATTGTCGAACTCTTTTTGAGTAATAAGCCCCTGTTGCAGCCTGTAACGTTCCTTCTCCAAAATAGCTTGGTTCAAGGTATTTTGGTCCTCTAGGGCTTTTCGTTTATCCACTATTCCGATGTTGGACTCACGAATTTTTAATTGCAGAGTTACAATTCCATCCTCGTAGCTTTTCAAAACTTCTTGCTGGACCTTCTTAGCTGTTTCGGCGGCTTTCTTTTCGGCTTCTTCTTTATCTCTTTTAGTTTTTTCGGTTGCTGCCTTCTGTGCTTTTACATAATCCTCAGCTCGTTTTCTATCTGCAGCGGATAGAGCAGCTATTTCAGCCTTTTCTAATCCAGTAGTCTGACTCGTCAGTTCCTTTCTTTGAGATGAATATTTTGCTTGTATTTCCTCTATTTCTGCTAAATGTTCGGTTTCTTTTCTTCGCTCTTCGTCTTTCGTATAGCTCAACCCATTTTCTATAACTATTTGGTTGTACTTAGCCTTTGCTAGAGCTAGCTCAGCCTTTTCCATTTCCCTAGTTATACGAAGAGCTTCATCTGCAGCTGATTTCCGTTCCTTTGACGTCTTAGTCTGATCCGCGAATATTTCTTTCTGTGCTTCTAGTTCTCTTCTTTGACGAGATAACGTCAGAGTTAAATCCGTTTCAGCATTATAAAGGTCTCTTTGTGCCTGTGCCATGTTCTTGACCTGCTCACGGGCTTCTCTCATTTTATCTGGTATTATACCAAGAGTATCAAGTAACTTGAACTGTGCATCATACAGCCAGTTGATACCCTTAACGATCTCTGCCAATAGCTTTGCTACGGCATCCGTTATCTTCGTAATAAGTAGACCTATGGGAGCAAATAGAGTCTTTATACCAACTGCCAGTTCCTCATTACGATCCTTTAATTTACCCAAATGAGAAATCAACAAGAGAACTGCAGATGCGATAGCAACGAACGGATTCGCCATCAATGCCGCATTGAACGCTTTTACTGAGGCGATACCACCCGACATACCTTTAACCATCATTCCGGTTGCCCCTGTCAAACCACCCATTTCTCCAGCAGTTTTCTCTATATCACCTGCGTAGTTACCGACATTTCGGCGATTATCCCCAATGCTTTTCTCTAGTTCCTTTAGCTGCTGAACCATTTCATAAGTCTTCCCTGCAAGTTCCTTTCCGTATTGCCCAGTGGTACGTTCCGCAACAGACATCTTATTAAGTTCAATAGTGTTCTTTGCAACCTTTGCCCTAAGAGTCTCTATGGTCTCCGCTTGGCTGTTCATGATGGTAGTCGTAGCCTTGACCGTGCTGTTTATCGCTTTTAGCTCGGAGTTCGTTTTGTCTAGGTCCTTTTGGAACACGGAGATTGTGGCGGCTGACTTCGCAAGCGCTTTCTCATATGCGGTTTGATCTATAAGGTTATCCTTATAGTTCTGCCGTACTCCGGCAAGAGCGGTCTTCTCTGCCGCGATTTGCTTAGTAAGTTGTGCTTTCTTATCGGATAGCTCTAGCGACTTCGCTATGAGTTTGTCCAATCCGTCTACGGCATCCGCCGTGTTGAACGATAAGTCTAATAATGTTACATCTTCTGCCATAATTATCGTAATAAATTAATTTTAGTTAGTTTTACCTTACATTCCTGTGTTGCTAGGTTATACTCCGTGATAGAACGAACGTAGAAAAATGATCCTAGCTGCTTAAAATACACTACTCCGTTATGTTTATACTTGTTCTCTATGAAATAGTAGGGTATTTTAGCCTTAATAGTGACATCTATAGCGTCCGAAAACATACCGTAATACTTGGTTAATCGTTGCGTGTACTCGATAGACTTGAAATATTCGACCCAAGTTACGGGCTTATTGTCTTGAACCTTTCGTATCGAAAAGCGCGGGTACGTACCGTCTTGTGGATTCGGCACGCCCGATTCTACTACGGTCCCTTTAGCCGTGAACGATGCACTGGATAATTGTAAACTCTTTGTAAAATCACCGATTTTGAATATACCGATGTTCGGAAAACCTTCTGAGTCCTCTATCTTGTCTGTCGATACGTAGAAATCGGTCCAGTCTTGCCGCCTGTCATTGAACGTGATCGGTCCGTTTAGATCAAAGTTTTTTGCATCGTTCGCGATTAGATCATATATGCTAATAATTACACTTGTGAGTCCGCTATCGTCTACGATGGTCTGAAACTCCCACCCCCACTGGAACACTTTGCAAATATCCGTTAAGAAATCTACAGCGTTCGATACTCCACAATTCCCCGCTACCTGTGTCACCCCGGCGGTATTCCTTAACTCGGTTATCTTCCCGGAAAGATTAACGGCTTCGTCCGGGGACATTGTTTTCGGCGGGGTGGCATCTAATTTCTCATACACATTTATGTCTCTACTTATGTATAAGCCATTAAATATGTATGTAGGGATGTTCATAGTAGTAGAAGCAAACTTATATCGTACCTGCGTGATATCGTTTTGGTTATCATCTTTTTGGAATATCGCTACGGTCTGATTATTGTAAACCGATTTCAACACCACAAAGTTTAATATGGTCCCCACTCTTGACATATCCAAAGTAATATAGGCGTTATTATCCATCGTTATCACCGCCGTTGTATTGGCTGTTGATCCGTCCGGAGCCATTAGAGCGGTACGGGTATCGTATTCTAAAATATCTAGGAAGTTACCTCTAAAATACTCCGTTCCTTCGTCCGTTTCGGATGCATACCGCCAAAACACAGTAACCGATTTCCCCACCAGTACCTCGGATAAAGGCTTTTGCCCTAGATTCTCGATGATCAATCCCGGTTCGTAGCCGCCGTATTCTATCGGCGGGAACGATACAGAAACACCAAAGGAGCCAACAGAACGCTTTATCAGTTCACTTGCTGGGTAGAAAAAAGAGTTCCCTACACCGGATGTATAAAGATATCTTTCTATTACTTCTTTCGGTAACTGGGACATCTTTAGGTCCGACTGGGACAGAGCTATGTCGTAGGAGTCTTCGCTGCATGATACCTTAGCTTTGAACCGCTTGTTTATCGGTATCCCGCCGATATAAACTCTAGCCTCGTATTTCGCAGTACGGTGGGTAAAACCGAAACTTCTCATTTGATAGAATATCCCATCATTCACCCGATTCCTAGGAGCTTTAATGTTAGCCGAATAGGTACGGGTGGATTCTCCGAAACTGTATGGAGACGATGCATTAATAGACAGCTTGACATCCGTTTTTGTCAAGCCCTCCAAGAACACTCCATTTATCTGAATCTTTATATCCATGTTAGTACTGGAATTTTAGAGTTACCGTTTTAACTAGTCCCGTTGCCGTATATTTCACGCCTGTAGTAGATGAACATCTAAGTTTCGTATCCATATCTACCCCGTCTAGCCCTCTAACAGTTACATCCGGAGACAGGGAAAGAACATCTAGTGCGAACTTGTTAGCCTCAGTCACTTCGAATACACAGGTAAGTTCCCGCTTCGTAACATTCCCACCGGATAAACCTTGCGCTATCGTAGATTGTGCGCTCCAATTATAGCAGGAAATCGCATCGTATGACCCACACGAGTTTAACCATTTCAGTGTAATAGCTCCGCATGCGTGCACCTCTTCCGGATAAACCTTAACAGCAGCTACGGACCCATCCGGATTCTTTATCGTGATCTTCTTGTATTGGCATGCATCCGATATTCCGTCACCCTGCATGTAATTAAATTTGTCAGCCGTTCCGTCTTGATAGATAACGTCTACATCATAGTCCCTATCATGATAACGGCTGTCTATAAAGAAATTATCATCCAGTGTGTGCGCTAATGGTGCCCGCGGTCCGTAGTTGTCCCGGAAATCTGTGTCAGCCCTAGACACTCGGCTAACATTGTTTATACTCGCCAAGTTCATCACGGGAATACGAACTATCTGAGTAACACTATTAGCCGTTAGATTGGCTTTATGTATCAATGTCAGTTCTACTTGGTAGAACTGAACTCGATCACTATATACGGGAAGAAGCGGGAAGAAATAAGAAGCTGCGTCTATCTCCATTCCCTCAACTGGTTCTAATGTTGTGTAATAAAAGCTGTCTAGGGTAGAACGGCACTGTAGTTCCATCCGCACAATAATGTCCGTAGGTAGGTCCGTTATAATTAGCTTTAACGGCACGTTGTCCCATATGGTAGCACAACTGGGGTAGGTATATACTTTGCTGTCCGGTATATCTACGTTCACTCCAAATCTTGGTATTCTTAATTTCATTGCGTTAATATGGTTAGAATTTTAGCCTTTATGATCTTGTTTATATCCAGCGTCAGCCGTTTCACCCGTTCAGGATTAATGATGTCGGAGACTACCCCGCCACCGTTGAATTTGTTAGGAACTTTGATGCCGTCCCGCTTCATCACATAAGCGATGGCGAAAGCTGCTTCCTCCGGGATGTTTGCACCAACCGTCCGGTTCTTGTCTTGAATCCACTTTTTAATGGCGGAGACAGGCGGAAAACTACCCGCTTTCCTACCCTGCTCCATCTGTACGACATAATGCGGTGCAGTAATAGTTGCCCTATCACCGAGATCGTTTACTTTTAGATCACGCCCAAATTCACCAGACGCTACCAAACCTTTCGAAACATAAGATTCGAAGATTTCCTTTTTTATCTGTTCTACAACCTGCAATATCTCCTTATCCATAGTTCAATAAATCATCTGTTATAGAAAATGTTACACTCCAACCGGACTTCATTGAGTCATAGATATTCTGTACCTTCTTGAAACTCAATCCATCCACATCGAAGTGACACACAAAAGCGGACATTAGTTTGTTTAAAGCCAAATCGGTACGCATTAATGTATCAAGTTCGGCAGCGTTATCCGTAAGATAGTACGATTTATCTAAGCACTGTAATACTACGTTATACTTCCGGGTGGCAGGAGGCAACTTAGACATACCACCGTCCGGGACGTCAAACGTCAGAAACATTCCGGAGATGCCATTCACCAACACATTGATGGTATCGTTATCTCCGAAATAGATAGGCAAGCCGAGTTTAACGGCTTGCTCATCCATAAAGGTTAGTATATCGCTGAATTTCATAGGCTACAATTTTACGATTGCATCAGAATCCCCCCATCCACAAATACATCCACCGGGAAGGTGGCTTACTACGGCGTCCCCTTTCAGTATCAACTCCTCCGGGGTATTTAGGTTCTTAGACAGAACCGCATTGTCATACATCCGTACTTTCATACCAGTTATGAATACACCGGATGCACCATAAGGAGCTACGATTCTCGGCTGCGGTACGAATTCCAACACTAGCCGGGCATTCGTTATGTCTGACGGGATGGTAGCCGCCGAGGGGTCTTTCTGAATAATAGCAGCAAGTAATGCCATCTTAGCACTATTCAATGGCTCTCCTAAATGGAATTTAGTTGCTGCGTCTAGCACCCTAATGAATCTTACAAACCCCGTTGCAGTTGATATACTAGATGACGGGAAAACATTTATAGGACGTTTAAGTCTTATAGTGGTTCCGGATGTTGCTTTAAGTTCCTCGTAGGTTTTACCTGCGTCTGCTTGTCCGCCTCCGGCTGTTCCCTGTTCCCAATAATCCGGACCTATCAAAATGTCCTCCGGTGACTTCCGGTCTAGCTCGTTAGTGATGTATCTGCGCTCCTTGAATGCACGGATATACTTAACGTTAGCTAATGGAAGGTCTTCCTCAGTTATGAAACCTCCGGCATCAGATACAGAAGTAGTCTTTTTGATAATCAGACCCGCAAACCTCGTTCCCCCTTCCGGTATAAACTGCGATTTTGCCCATCCTGCTTGCCCGATATAATCTCCGTTTCCGTCAAACCGATACAGATGTATAAGATACCCGTCATCACAAGTGAACGTACCGCCCGGTTCAACTTCGAATGTATCTACGAACCTAAATCTATTTCCTGCACCTGTTTCCACTTTCCTAAAATCCCATGTAGTCATGTCTGCTATGACACCGTCTTGTGTTGTTCCGACCTCCCACAGGTTCACATCAAACACACGGTTAACATAAGGGTCACCGATTAACTGAACATCTCCTCTAACCGTGCACCCTTCTCCTACGTAGGAGGACCCTAGTATTTCGGGTGCTTTCGTGTGGTCTATGATACGTAACGTTCTGTTAAGCGCAATGAACTCGGATGCGGTTATTGCCGAATCGTCATTGTGTCTAAACGTCATAACCACATACGGGTAGGTTTGTTCTATTGTAGATGGGTCTAATACCGTAGAGCGAAGTATAAAACCATCGTCTAAATAATACACCGCTTTTACAGAGAACCCCGTAGGAAGTGACGGAAAAACGATTCCAAATGTGGCAATCGGTTTCGTTGTCCGCACCCTGTTAGGGTCCGCAATTTTAGAATCCTCGTAATATTTCCCGGGTCCGGTTGTGTATGCTCCTTGTTCGATAATGTCCCCGTCCAAAGGGATGTACTCTTCTGCTTGGAACAGTCTAGCCGTAGCAGCAAGGTTGCCCTTGCGACTAGCGAATCCCAAAGTACTAGTACCACCTTGTAAACGATATATCCCTTCTCTGTGAGATGATATGAAGTTAGTGTATCCCGGCATGTTATACTCTAGGTCTTCATTAGCGTAGGAGAAATCTAGGTCCTCATAGGTATTCCCGTTTATGACGTCATTCCGGAAGCAACCTTTCGGTACAATACATCTACGAAGAATTAAGTCCCCTGCGTCTATGATACCCGCATCATAAGTGTTCTCGCCTATCCGTAACAGGGGACAATCGTAGGCGGATATACAGGTATCCCGATTTACATGATTCCTCCAAGAGTCACCTAAATACTTACCATATTCTAGCCGTTCCACATTCCGGAATGTACCATACGGTTTATAGTCCTGTCGGTTACTCAGCGTGTACATATTCGTGTTATACAGTCCACCTGCTAAGAACCGTAACTGCGTAGTAGCTAAGCTGAAGTTATCAGTTTCTGCGATAAGAGATGAATTGTCAATCACGTACTCGCCGGATACAGACTCCGGACGAAGGTCCTGTAACAATGAACCGCTTATGTGTCCTAGTATCTTAGCTCCCGTAGCCAACAGGTTAGCCGGGGTCATTGCGGTTCCGTTAATCTTGTTGATGTGCAACATGAACTGATTATATACCGGATGCTCTATTTTAGTCAGTCCCGAAGGTATCACTTTAGATTCCCCCGAATACACGGCTGTCCCTCCTTGTGTGTATGCCCAAAGAATTCTACCGGAGTATCCTGTTGGAAGATACACGTATGTGTTCCATCCGCATCTTATAACGGCATCCGTACTACGACAAAGATTGATGTCTCCTGTTTGAATTGCGGATGATGAAAAAGCGGTTCCTCTCGGTACGGTGGATAGGTACCCCCCTTGCTCGAAAGGGAATGCCGTTGCCGTAGTTCTCGGACCGGGAAGAATGTTCATAGATACTCCGATGAACGAATCCTTAATGATCACGTTGTTCTTAGGGTCAGCCTGTGGGCATCTTACAGTGATGTGTCCCGGAATCAATGTGTCCCCACTAAATTCCGTTATTCCGTCTGTATGCACCGGACTTTCGTTCGTGAAGAAATTACCGATGTAGGCATTATCCTTGATTCGAACGTCCGGTCTAGTCGAGATATCACCTGCATTCAACCAGCATTCGCCTTCCTGTGATAACTGTGTCTCGTCTTTTACCGAACCACCTACGGTCCCTTTAGGTATAAAGCCACCGAGAGAGTAAATGTCTCTCTCGGCTACGATTCTTCCTGCTGAATTAATACTGTATTTCTTTCCCATGATTATTTTGTTTTAGATTTTTGTTTCTCAACTTCATCATGTCTCTTGCTGATCGCTAGAATAGCATCTGAGTAGTTTATCTTCTTCGCATCTTCGAATGAGCAGTTAAACAGTTCGGATGTGATCTGTACCATTCCGAGGACGCTTTTAGCCTCTGCAATTGGATTCGATTCACCGGAACCACCTGCACCCGGTAACAGCACACGTTCCAGCTCGTCAGCCTGCCCAATCTGCTCCACAATGTACTTTGTCAGTTTCACCATATCAGCAACAGTTTCTGGTACATATCCCTCAGTCCATCCGCTAATACGTTCTAATACTGTTTCAGCTCTGCGTGCTTCGATCATCTGCCAGAGAGTCACATCCTCAACTGATGGACACGTATAAATGATATGTCCATTACGTGTTACCCAGCGGGAAGGTATTAAGTATTCCGACATATAATGCAGAAGTGCGGCTTCATCTTGCGAAAGACTCTCCACAGCATCCGGCTTTAGATTCGCTATACGCCGTAATTGCATCAAGCGTTGATATCTACTTGTCAGACGAACAAACGTCTTCCATAACCAACGAAATGGGGTAAATAGGCGATATATCTGATATCGCACATATCCCCGAAAGGTTTTAATTTCGCTTTTCTTCATCTTTTCTTTGTTTCTTGCCGGGACGATACTTGGCGATCAGAAACTCAGTCGCGTATCGTATAGCGTCCATAGCGTGATTATTTTCGTCTACTGCCTCGTTCGTATCATAGAGTCCGGTCATCTTGTCAAATACATAAGAGTAATTATCTGCTTCGTCCTGTATACCTCGACTACCTTGTACAATGTGCATTTTAAACTGCTTCACTTGTGAAATACCTGCCATGATTGATCCTTTTCCCTTTATACATGGAAATATGCGGCATCCCAAACGAGAAATCTCAGCAATACTCTTCGCTTCTTGATTGTCCGCAATAGTGGTAACTTTATGTAGCCCATTCTTGCGCAAGACATTCGCAATATCCCAATTCAACAGCCCTGTAGAGTATGCGATCTCTTGAACATAAAGATCATCTTTATCGAAGCCAACTTTTACAATCGCCGTAGGATCACCAGAGAAACCGAAGTCAAGACCAAGACACCATTTACAATTCACAGGAAACTCCGGCACAATATCATATTCAGGATATACCAGTCCTTCGGTTCCTCCTGTTTCACCAAGTCCGAAGATTCGCCACCAGTTTTCATCAGCCTTATTTCTCTCAATCTCTTCGATCTGCTCCGGTGTCAAATATGGATTATCCTTGTAGGTGCTGACGATTTCCACCATGCCGGGCCCCTTGAAATAGTCGTGTGCCCAAAACTTCTTAACTGGATTAAAGTCTACATACAGCATCAAACGAGTACGAACCGCCATTTGCCGGAATACTTCTTTCGGGACCCTCTGTGCTTCGTTTACAAACAGGATATCACGTGCAGGACCAAATACTTTCGCAGCATTCTCACAACCGAAAAACTCTATCTGTGATCCATTAGGAAAAGTGTAGGTCATTTCGGTTAAATTCATTGCCTTGCCATTCCAAAGACCTTCATCTTGCAACATACGTTTGAAATCGCGAAACATACCACGTTTCACTCCCGGCATTGTATCAGTTACACACGATATGAGTAAAGGAGCTTCAGACTGCTCAGCAATAAGATAAAGCAACTGTAACATGCTCCACGTTTTAGAAGATCGAGTACCACCCCGTGAGGATACTCCACGAATCACTGGATTTACCGTGGCTCCTAATAGCCTGTCAAAAACATAGGTCGTTTTCATTGTCCAGAGCCTTCTGTTTCCCCCTCTCCTTTCATCTTCCGTTTCTGCGATAGTGTAGAGAGCTTCTTAATATTACTAACCGATTCTTCTTTCAATACTTCGACCTTCAATGTTACTCCTTCCGTCTTCACATCGGTTCCAGTTTGTTTATTACGCCAACGATCTGGAGATATATTTGTAAGCAAGAATATAGCAGCACCAACATTCGCCTCTACATTCTTCACTGTTACTATTTTCTTCTTTACTTTCTTTCCTTCATATTCTGTTTTGGTTTCCTCAAATTCATATCCACAAGCAGCTTTTGACAGAGATTCAACTAACCTCTGCTCTAGCTTCTCCTTAAACTCATTTTTCCCTTTTTTTATAGCATCCGCAAAATCCGCATTTTCAAGCCAACGATAGTATGTTTGAGAGTCTATGCCGAAATGAGCGCAAAAGTCTTTCAACCTCGCACCGCCATGCTCCATTAGCCCATTTTCAGCCACCCATTTAGAGCACATTTCAGTCATTTCCTTTAAATTGTACGCCATGCTATAATCAGTTTTATATCAATAGCAAATTTACCCGATATCACTCTTACAGCCATGTCAAATTGTGTCAAGTACAGATTTACGGCGTTCTTCATCGTATATCGTATTACACAGCTTGTATTTTAACGAAATGCTCTCCATCCATTCATTAGGGTCTTGTGCAGTTCTTTCTTCTTCCACGTACTTCCAAACTCTCGTGGCACGCTCCCACCGGAACAAAGCCTTCTTTAAATTCTGGTAGTGATTAATCCTGTAGACCTGATTTGTATATGAGGCATAAAAATCCTTCTTCACCTTGTCCAAGCCATCCGTTTTACTCTCCCAATCATTATGACTCCCTATCACAGGATCAATAAAAGCCAGCTCTTTGAGGGGGGCTTGCTCTTTTCTTCCATTCCTCAATCCTTTCACGAATTTCTTTAAACCTTCAAAATGCTTGGTTATATCTACTCCATTGACATACCCGTTCCCATATCTATCTTTAACACACCTTACCCCAATCTGTAATAAATACGAATACACTACAAAGGCATGGACATTAAGAATTATCCCTATTTCACGTACATTTACCCACGTCTTTTCATTAAAATTTCTATCCATAACACGATTATTTTTAAAATAAATAGTATATTTGCTATACAATCGTGAATGATTGGGGAGAACAATGCTTTTACACCTTGCTAGTTCTCCCTATTTTTTTTGATCTCTTCTTATTTCTAAGATTTTCCCGGTCAATCTTTCTGCCCCACATCATCGAATTATACAGGGAAACAGCATATAAAAAAAGTTCCTCACTACTTGCAAGGAACTCTACTTTTGTAGCTTCTTTTATTGAATCAGCATACAAACTTTGATTTATGTGATCATCCATTTGGTTTCTTTTCTCTCAATTGTATTCTAAGATTCTGATTGAACAATCTAACTTTCTCTCTAACGAACAGAAATCGTTTTTTTAGCTTTATGGCATCCTCCTTTGAATTACATTTTCCTCCTTCAATAGTAAAGTATCTACCATCTCCCTGCTCTTCCATAACATGGTATTTATCTTTCCTACGTCTAATACGAATATTTCCTACCATGATCGCCCCCTTTCTTCCATTTCCTTACGCATAGCTATTAACTTCTCTCGATAAGTTGATTTACTAGAAACTTCACCTTCTGAAAGTTCCTTTTTTAGAAGATTGCCAACTACGATACCACTAATAGCCAACTTCAACTGAATTGCCTGACCTTCCAAATCATCATCTTCCACCGTGTATTCTGTACCTTTGAGCTTATTCCATTGTTCTTCTGATAACTTTCCACCAGCAAGGAACATGAGAGTAGAGATATCTTCTCGCTCTAACTCTATTTTTACTGTTACTTTTTCCATATTTCTATGATTTTATTTGAATTATTACTTTCTAAAAAACATATCTCCCGAAATAGATCGGGCTGTATCATCACCAGTTAACCGGATGTATCGAAAGAAGTTCTGTTCGGTCCGGTGCCCGGTGAGCTTCATTATCTCGAACGTCTTCATCCGTCCTGTTAAATACATATTTGTTGCTGCACTCCTCCTTGCAGTATGGCTACTAATCAGCTCCCACTTTTCACGAGTAACAGTTTTCAGTTCGCCGCCCTTGGTGAACGAATAGGTAACTAAGTCATTCAATCCGATTTCCTTCATTATTACTTTCAGATACTTGTTGAAGTACTGAATGCAAAGACCGCATGGAACCTGACCGGCATACTTTGAGAAAATTTCCCGCACATAATCATGTGCCGGGACCTTAACATCAACGTTCGTTTTCTTTGTCCGGATCACAATATAACCATTTATTAGGTTCTGACTTGTCAGTCTCGAATAGTCTGAGTAGCGAAGAGCGGTAAGACATCCTAGTATGAACATGTCTCTGATTCGCTCTTTTGCTTTCCGCTTATCTTGATTGACAAACTTGTAGTAGTATATTCTTGTGATCTCGTTCATCGAGAGAAACACAGCGTTTGTTGGTTCAGTCCTCAAATCAATCTCATCGTAGGTATAATCTACTGCATAGTTGTACTGAGATGCTCTACGCACAAGTGATTGAATTTTCAGAACGTATCCGACAATGGTATTATGTCGAAGTCCTTGGTCTTCCAGATAGATGATGAAATCGTCCAAAAACTCAGCCGTCACCGAATTGGTGAATATGTCACAATCAAACTCTGAGGAGAAGTTATCAATGTGTTTTATGATCGCATCGTAAACAGCTGCATAGTGTTCAGACTTGCGTCTGCTTCGCTTTTCAAGAACGTCCCGGATGAAGTCTGTGAATAATATACCTTCTAACGGTTTTTCACTCCGGAAGTGGTTAATGTAGTCCTTACGCACTTGGGCGGTCCGGACCGGTTGTGATAATTGTAATGCTTTGGCTGTATCATTTTAAAGGGTTAGTTACTTTGTTTATTGAATATCATTCCGAGATGTTCCTCGACATGATTCGTTTTTATTCTTGTTATGATAACTCTACTATTTCAGGTGCAGGAGTGATGAGCTCTGTTACTTCCAGATTTATTTCGTTTATTACGATTGAAACTACTGCGTCGGGTTTGCAAGTTTCAAGTTCTTTTATTAACTCTTTTACTGTCATATTATTCTTTCCTTTCTATTTATTAGTTAATTTTCACCCAGATACGAGAACCTGGTAAATCTGATTTAGCTGACATAACATGAAATAATAATACTTTTTTCACATCTACACGGTTCCCTTTGATTGTTCTCTTAACTTTTTCTGCACTCACAAAATAAGTGTATTCACGTTCACCATTTAGATGTTTGTTAAGAGCTTCTTTTGCGTCAGATTCCTCTTTAAAAACATCATAAGAATATGCGTTATAGGTCCGTTCTCCATCCAATTTAAATTGTAGCTGATAAAAGACTTCATTTGTTTCTTTATCAAAAGATTTTCCTATTCTTATCTTCATATCTATCTTTGTTTTGAGAGTTATTCTTCTTTCAGTATGCTATCAATCAATCCATCTATTTCCTGATCGGATAGAAATTGCTTACCTGCGTCCTTTTGCTTCTGAAGTTCAACTTTAAGCCTATTCTCTATCCTTTTCAACGCTGTACAAGTGTTCTTATCAGGATAATACCAGTCGATAGAACTACAAATAATTACTTTAATGTGGTCTAATTCTAGGCTATCTGGGCAATGCTCATTGAGAAAGTCTAAATCTTCTTTGATTAGTTTCTCATACGCCTCCTTGCTTATTTTTATGCTCATATCTATCTTTTATAACTTTGTAAATGATACGTTCTGATTATCTTCCCTGTCCTCTTTTTTGCAAGCATACTTGCCGCAAACCTTGCTGTGTACAAAGGCGCAATAGGCACATGAGTGATTCTCGCCACTTTGTGGTATTGCCTCAAATAGCCCCCTACCTATGTTAAAAGCATGATATGCTTCCTTATAAATCTTACTCATATCTATTCTATTATTTTGATTCAACTTTTTGCCATCCAAACTTAAAAATGTCTGCTTTAAGACGGGATTCAACATCTATCTTGTTTAAGATATAGCCTTTAGAGTCTACATACTCTCCATCTATGATATATAGATATTGAGTGCCCATTGCTGGAAGATATTTATGGGTTAATTTGGCTCCGCCTTTCATGGCTTTTATTGCTTCTTCTATATTCATATCTGAAGCGGTTATACGCCAAACAAAATTTGCTGTTTGGCAGATTTTAAATTATAACTTTCTATCGCTCTATCCAGTATGGCACGCCCTATCAACGGGTCTACACAGTTACGGAGAAGTTTTTCTTTTGCTGGATAACTATACTTATCCAGGTCAAATCCAAGCTTTGACATTTCCTTTTTTCTAATTTCTCCCTGAGTAATTCCCAACTTATCTTTATCGCCGCACATTCGACTTATTTTTATACGGTTTTCCAGATGCGGTATTTTAAAATTAGACCAGAAATAGTGTCGCCCACTTACCTGAGGAGGAATTAACGGGTCATAATAGCTCTTCACATTTTCAATGACATAACAACCTTGAAAAAAGTGTTGTAGTAATATTATCTCTTGATAAAGATTCATGTCCGGGTAACGGATGATTCCTTTAGCATTCAGGAAGTAATTTGTTATTGAGTGAGACGGGCATGGTGGCGAAGCCCAAACAAAATCGTACTCCATATAATGTTCTAAAAGGAATTGATGTGCATCCCCAATTACTACCGTGTCACCTGGATATAAGTCTTTATATATTTCCGCAATTCGTGGGTCAAGTTCAACCGCTGTTATCTGGTGAATATCACCCCAAAGTTTCCGGTTACCACCAATGCCTGCATATAAATTAAGTATCTTCACTTTAGTTCCTTTCTATCTTGTTATTAGTTAATTAGGTAGGATAAATTCCACATTATCTTGACTCATATACTCGGAAAAAGAAGCCTGTGAGCATCCTTTTGAGAAATCATTGTAGCACCGTCCACGCACAGAAAAATAATATCTTTTATCATCAAGTACTCTTCCCTTGCAAACTTCTCCGTCAAAGAAGCACACTATCTCATCACCATTATCCAGCAATCTTCTAAGAAGCTGATAATCCTTACTCAATTTATACGGTTTATTCATATTTATCTTTTTATTTACTTAATACCTACTCAATAAGTTGTAAAACATTCGTTTCTTCTCAATGTATTTAAGTCCGTTCCTGCGAAGCCCCCTTTTAGTCCTGGACACAATCATTTGACAGCCTCTAACGCCAACATATATGAAACACGAATGATGTCTTTTAGTTTCTTTAAAAGCCCACCAAATCGCTTCACGACAATATCTGTAACTATCATTTTGAACACCTTCATAGCCTTTTCGCATTATGAAATGTCCAATTTCGTTAGCTTCTTCTTCTGAATAGCAAATTGTAAATATATTATTCATATCTCTTTTGTATTGATCGTCTTCCCGATATCAGGAAAACGTTTTGGTTATTAAATAAAAAAAATAGCGATCTGATAGACCACTATGTAAATCGAACTTGGGGATATTTTAAATTCTCAATAGCTTCTTTGTCTCCATTGGCAGCACGTCTCTTAGTCTCTAAATACCAAGTATAGGGATTATACCCTTTGGGGATTGTATATCCGGCAGGCAATTCCCGTCTAGTTAATGCTTCTTCGATAATCTTTCGCTTCTCACATCGGTCAATTTCTTTCTGTCTCTCTGGAATAAACTCCTTAAAGAAGGCATTTCCAATCCTTCGGGCATCAAATTGAGAAAAAGAATTATCGTATCTTCCGGACTTGTATCGAGAAAAAAACAGCATTAGTTCTGATAATTTGTATATCTGAACAGACGATGCAAATGTCTGAGCAAATATTCCGATCCCTTGTGCTACCCCTTCGTCTTTACAAGAACTAGACCCAAATAATGCCAGCACTTGTGCATAAATCCACATTTCCGCATTTCCTTCTCCATAAACTTCGTCATACTTCTGAATCGTGGGACAATTTGAAAAATATGCTTTTTCAGGATTATGAGCTACATAAGCCCAATTTGTCGGAGAAAAGACACGCTCAATATCAGAAGGGTCTTTCCACTTCGTTAACCAAGCCTTGCTCTCTACGCTGACGCTCGGCAATGAATTGCTGCAAGGCATGGTCATTTGCTTCCTGCTTGCTTGTACAAGGTTTCTGATTGTTTCCATACTTTTTTTGTTTTAGCCATTCTTGATAATCACGTTCAGTACCCGAAAATACTACTCCGGTCCAATTGGATTCTATAGCTCGCTCTATTTGTCGGATAGCGAACTCTTCTTCAAATTTACCCAGCTTGTTTAATGAAATCTGCAAAGCATAATTTAGCTTTCCTTTCCATTTTGGAGTTTTCACAAGTTCCGTCCATGCAGACATAAATGCTATCGAATCGAAAGGATAAACTAAAGGCTTCGCATCTCCTTCTTTTTTCCTAGATCGCTTAGGCTTTTCGGGTGGGGTGCTCTCGTGCGTATGCGCGAGACTCTCTTCTTGTTTTATGTTTATATTATCTATAATAGGTGGAAATTGCGTTTCATCTAAACATTTTCCAGATGAAACTACAGATGATGGCAAATTATCATCTAAGCATTTTACAGGTGTTTCTACAGGTGATTCTACAGGTGGGATTTCTCCACCTCCGTTATTATCATCTGTACTTTCATCTGTAAAATAGACGGATGATATTACAGTAGTAAATGAGTAATAACAGCCGATTCTCTTGTCTTTTGTCGATTGGAAGTAAAGTAATCCGGCATCGCTCAAATCACTCCTTGATTTTATTAAGGTTTTCTCTGACATATTCAGAATAGAACACAAATCAGAGTTCTTCTTTTTAAAAACATCCTTCCACTTCATATCATTACAAATCGCTACAAGCTCATGATATAAGGCTTGCGCTGCTGTAGTTAGGTAAGTATCATCACGCACCTTTCGGAGCTTGGAAATCAGTTGATAACTATTCATTGATGTCTAATTGTGGTTTATTATAAGCCCCTCTTTTGATGTTTTCTTTGAGATAATTAATACATCTATTCACATCGAAAAAATCTATTTCTATCAATCTTTCTTTGAATAACTTATATTCTAGCCCAACAGCTTCGAGGTTAATTCTGATATTCATATCTTCATCCAAAAACCTTTCATATACTTTATAACTTACTTCTCCCATGTCTTCCAAAGTAAGAAAAGACTTCTCATCGATAAAAAGAAATTCAGGATTTGGAATATTATAGGCTTTTATGTATTTAAAAAAAATAGCAACAGCCCAAACATTATCACCTATAGTAGGAACAAAATCCATGTTAAATGGAAAGATCAAAAACAACTTTCCATTTGCATACAAGTTAAATTCTACATTCATAACTAATATTCTTATTCATAAACGGAAATATCTATTTGCTGCACATTCATCAAAAGACTTCACACGCTCTATAAGACGCT